ATTGTATGGTTTAAATCCTAAGACTATTCTACACTTAACACCAACTTGTGCTTAGCATCATCCTTGTGCCAACTGCTGTATCTGCAGGGCCTGGTACTGCCAAGATAAATTCTGCACCGGCACGTTCAAATGCATATCGACGTACTTCAGGACGTCTATAGTTTGGTACGTACAAACTTTCAGCTAAGCGATCAATTTCCCGTAGATAAATTTCACGAAAATACTCATCACCTTTCAGTGGATCAACTGTAGCGATGATTCTAGTTACGTCACCTGTAATATATTCTTGTCGTGATGGATTTAGTTGTCCTTGACCATTCGGATCTAAGTAATCATCTGGAATAGCCGCACTTGCTTTCCATGCAATATCACAGCGTGTAATGTGATATGCAATTTGTTCATACCAATAATTATCTGGGATATTTGCCATTGCCTCTTCTAGGCGAGAGCGATCCCCAGCTGGAATTTGCGCACCAGCATTGAATCCCAAATGAAATCTAGTTTTTGACTTTAGATAATCGTCTAGTTCCATTACGCAATTCCGGTGATGTTGCTGTACGTATCAGCAAGAACACTTTGCAATTGCTGAGTTTCTGATGGACTTAATGATCCTTCAGTCTGCAGTTTGGCTAGCAGTACTGCTGCGGGTGAATTCTGCATTGCTGCTTGTTGTGCAGCTGCACCTAATCCACCACCTAACAGCGCACCAACAAACCCACCTGCCATACGAGGACCGGGCCTTACGGCTGTCTTTACTTTTTGCATTGGACTACGGACTAGTCCCTGTCCTTCTGCTAAACGATCTTTAATTTTATTGATTTGCATTCCAAAAGAATGTGGGATTGCACCAGCCGTTGCGCCTACTAAAGCACCAGCACCACCACCTAATAAGGCAGCAGTGCCCATCCCCATTTGATTTTGTTGATCTAACTGCGCTTTCGCTAGTAACGCATCTTCAAGGTTAATTGCCATTACTATACTTTGACTTTAATATTACTAGTTTAACTAATAAAGATAAGGTCCTCTTCAATCAATTGATCCCAGTTAACCCTGGGGATATTTTCAAGCTGTTTGAGATTGGCGAAGCGTTCACCACTCAAAGACATACGTAGTTCAACAATCTTTTTAGCTGTAGCAAACCCCACACCTGGTAGGCGTTTTGCAATCTGTTCAGCAGGAGCTGCGTTCAGATTCAATCGCATATCTTCAATAGGAACAATTGGATCAGGCAGTGGCTCTTCTGGTAGTTCCTGTTCTAATTGTGCAATCTTGACCATCCGACCTTTTTCACGGTCATAGGGTACAAGTTGTTCCAAGGTCATAAATGTGACGTTACCTCCAGCATCTTTTACCATCGCAAATTCTTTATCGTGAGTACTGATAAACTCAACTAGTTTGCCAGTCTTACTATCTTGAAATAACTTTTGTTCAGCCATATTTTTGGGGTATTCCTTTTCATATTATAGGCACAAAAAAAGCGCCTCATAAGAGACGCTCTTGTTATCTGATATTGATTATCAGGTGCCTTGACCAGCTTCAATTCCGAAAGGAATATGAGCATCACTGGTGTCAGGTGCGGGAGCGGGACGGTAGTAGCAAATCTCGACCAAGATGGCGGAGGGGCTATTACGGTCTGCACCGGCAGAAGGGTTCTGCTCAGCAGTGAAGTTGGCAGAAGTGATGACTTGAACAGCAGTGTCAGCAGAGGTGCTGACTGCAGTGCCATTGATAATGCCCAACATTGCGGAGGCAGCGCCATTCGCAGGGAAGAACTTGTCAGTGCCTGCGGTCAGAGTTACTTCACTACCAGTGTCACCAGGAGCGTTACTACCAAGAGCAACGATCTTGACGGTGTTACCAGATGCAGCAGCTTTGACGCCAGGTGCGTTCAATGCAGTGCGATAAACAACGGAATCCTTAGGGATCACGAATGCTTTATCAGTACGGGGCTTGTCATCCTGACGGAGGTCAGGGGACAGAACCTTCAGGTTGTAGGTGCCAGCTGACAGAACACCACCGGAAAGAGTTCCAGCGTTGTCAGGATCTAGGACGAGTGCACCGACAATGCGGTAGAACTCAACACCTGGGAGAGCCTCAACACCCTGTTCGCGATATGCGTTCAGGTGGGCTACATAATTACCGGGAAAAATTACGGACATAGTTAGTTAGCTCCTATCAATAAACGAAAGAGTAACCAACCGTAATGAAATCGCGATTAAGCGTTTCAAAACCGGCAAACAGCGACCAGATCATGATGATGAAACGGCTGAAGTCGTCGTTGTTGTTCAACAGAATCTGAGCGTTGTTACCACCAATACCCACACCCACGGCCTGAGGACCGAAGAAGACAAGTTGCGAAGCTGTGTAATCAGCAGCGCCACCGGCCTCATCAGTTACAACCAGGTTGTAAGTAGTTTCTGGCAGGTTGGTGGACTCGAACCAACGGACACCCTCAAAGAGGAAGCCAGTAGGCATAACGGGCTGACCGGCAACAAAGCCAGCTTGACCGTAAGCAGGTCCCATACCTTGGTAGAAGTTGGCGTTGGGAGCCTCAGCAGGGTTCATAGGATTAACAATCCCTTGACCCGGATAACGTGCAATCTCGCGGAAGTCAGCGTTCTGACGCAGGTGCATCATTGCGGTTGGATCCACGATGCAGCGGTAGTAACCATCAGCGAAGGTAGGAACGTTGCGCTTACGCATGTCCTTGACCACTTCGAGAAGGTCAGTCTTGACATCGAATTTGGCGGACTCGCCAGCGGCGTAAGTCACACCCAAGGTGCCACCAGCACCGCCCTTGGCCTTACCGCCGGGCAGGTAGTAACCACCTTGATCTTTGCTGGCTTGACCAGCAGCTTCTGCCTTCAGCAGTTCGTTTGCGAAGACACGATCACGCCAACGGCGATAGTCATCCAGCAAGGTCAAAGAACCAATGCTCTGGTGGAAGACATTCAGGTTGCCGGTATCAAGCAGCAGACGCTGAGCAGTGATCAGGGTTTCACGAGCCACCTTGAAAGTAGAAGGCTGTGAAGCATCGCGAGAATCAGCAGGGCCGGTGTACTCACGAAGAGTCACGAGCACTTTGTCCTTAACGATGTTGCGTGCGGAGGCGGATCCAAGTGTTTGATCAGCAGTCCGCTCACGGGACTCCTTAGTACCAGGCTTACCCCAGAAGCGGTAACGATCAAGCTGTACGGTCTGGCCGGGCTGCTTAGAGAAATCGTGTACAACTACTGGCTCAACTGCCATCTCAATGATGTAGGCAGGATGAGGACGGTAAAGTTCTGCACCAAGAAGCTTCGGAAAATCATTATCAATCCACATGGATTAATACTCCGTAAGCTAAAAGTTTATAAGTGACTTCGACTTAGTCACATATAACGATAGTACTTGTTATTGCTATACTTTTAACTATATACCCCAATATTTTGTGGTTATGGAATTTATAGATGATAAAATTTGGACACCTATACATCTCCTTCCTGGATATGAATGCTGCATTGAGTATTACATCAACTCAGTAGGTGAAATCAAAAGCACAAAAGGTAAGGCTGAAAAGCTTCTAAAGCAACGTAAAAATAAGAACGGTTATATGCAGGTCAATCTTACTCAAAGGATTGGCAGAAAAAGAACCGTAACTGTCACAGTGCATAAATTAGTTGCCCTCGCATTTTTAAAACCCCCATTAACAATGCCTGGTAGGACAAAAGCATGTAGTCGTGTCGCACATGTTGACGGACATAAACACAACAACTCTGCTTGTAATCTTAAATGGACTAAAATAGAAGAAAGTTGTAATAGCAAAAATGGCTGATAGTCTTATTCTTAATGGTGTGAAAGATGTTAAAAAACACACCGGCAAGGAACTCTTGCTTACTCGTCCCAAGCGGGGTGGTGATACTCACAAGATCAAAGAATGGTGGCACGGAACAAATGGAGTTCAGTATGTTGACTGCACCATTTTTGATGTGACAGCAAAAGGCGAGAAGATGAAACTTGCTGTTGCGTCTACGAACGGTACTTTTGTGCGTATTGACCACGACGGTGAATTGAACTTTGCGTTCTATGCATCTCGCAATGTAACGCGTGCAGCCTTGTTTACTCAGGATCTACAGCTTGTAGAGCATTATGTTCTGCCAACTATGAGTGGTGGCAAGGTCATGACGGTCAAGCCTCATGATGCAGCGACTAAACCTACCTTTGCAATTAAGCAAGCGGTTAAGGCACCAACTCCACCAAAAACAAAGTCTTCAAAAAAAGTAGTTACTAAAGAATATAAGTCTGCTATTAAAAAAGAAGATTAGAAACTAGGACGGTCAGAAGTTTTCATAATATAACTCTTGT